ATTGATTGTGTTATAATGAATTTTTTATGTTATGATGTGAGGTGCATATGCTTGATGAATTTTTATGGGTCGAAAAATATCGACCAAGGAAGATTAGTGATACAATTCTTCCGGATGATCTAAAAAATACCTTTGCGCAGTTTGTTGCAGATGGTAACATTCCTAATTTGATTTTGACTGGCGGTCCTGGTGTCGGTAAGACTACTGTTGCTAGAGCTATGCTAGAAGAAATCGGCGCTACATATATTGTCATCAATGGTTCGATGAACGGCAACATCGATACGTTGCGCAATGAAATTAAAAACTTCGCATCTACCGTTTCATTTTCAGGCGGAAGAAAATATGTTATTCTTGACGAGGCTGATTACCTCAATCCTCAATCTACTCAACCCGCATTACGGAACTTCATGGAAGAGTTTTCTTCTAATTGTGGTTTTATCCTTACTTGCAACTTTCTCAATCGTATCATCCAACCTCTACATTCCAGATGTTCCGTTGTTCCATTTAAGATAACTAATGCTGATAAGCCTAAACTTGCCACCCAGTTCTTTAAAAGAACTCTCGGCATTCTTCAGCAAGAGAATGTTGAAGCGGAGCAGAAGGTTGTTGCAGAACTAATCAAAAAACATTTTCCAGATTGGCGCCGTGTTCTTAATGAACTTCAGCGGTACTCTGCTACTGGCAAAATTGACAGTGGCATTTTGGCAAGTATGAGTGAGTCGTCATTCAAGAAATTGATTGATGGTCTCAAAGAGAAAGACTTTACTGCCGTTCGCAAATGGGTTGTTGACAATCTTGACAATGATCCGGCGGTTCTCTATCGTAATCTTTTTGACAATGCTTCGGAACATCTTCAGCCACAATCTATTCCCCAATTGGTTCTATTGCTTGCAGACTATCAATACAAGTCTGCATTCGTAGCCGATCAAGAGATTAATGTGGTTGCTTTTCTAACCGAAGTGATGGCCGACTGTGAATTCAAATGAACCCATTCGACTATATCAAAGCTGTTTCAGAAACGAAGCAGAACATCATTTCGGGAACTGACAACGATGAACTAGCGGAAAAAGCGTATAATCCGTTCATTGTTAATCGAGGACTGTCTTTCTACGCAGACACTATTCTCTATGCCAATGAACTAAATCGCCGACCTTTGCTGGACAAAAAACCTCAATTTCTTTATTTGCTAAATACTCTGCGACCACGGAAAAGATATACTAAGTGGTTAAAGGAAGAAAAGAATGAGGAAATTGAAATCGTGTCCGAATACTTTGGGTATAGCAAAGCAAAGGCTAAGGATGTGATTAAAATTCTCTCTAGTGATCAAATAAAAATCATAAAGACACAATTAGAAAAAGGTGGAGCGAACACCTAGGAGAGATAATTATGACCTTGGGCGTAGAACATTTACTAGAAGTAAAACTTAAAGAAGAGGACGATTTTTTAAAAGTAAGAGAAACCCTAACAAGAATTGGTGTGGCATCAAGAAAAGAAAAGAAGCTATATCAGTCTTGCCACATTCTGCACAAAAAGGGTAAATATTACATCGTTCACTTTAAAGAACTTTTTGCACTGGACGGAAAGTCAACTGATTTTGATGAAAATGATTTGGGAAGACGCAATACAATTGCCAATCTCTTATCAGAATGGGGTTTGATAGAAATTGTAGATTCTGGAAAATCTAAATTGTCTTTAGCACCATTATCTCAAATAAAAGTGATATCGTATAGCGAACGTGCAGAATGGGATTTGGTAACCAAATATAACATTGGTAGCAAGAAAAAAGTTGCGAGGGTATAAATGCAAGACCTAACTGAATCGATGAAAAAAGTTTTGGCTACTTCATTTGCTTTTTATCTAAAGGCTCACTACTATCATTGGAATGTAGAAGGGCCAGACTTTAAACAGTATCATGATTTATTCGGTGATATCTATGAAGAAGTCTATGGTAGTATTGATGCCGTTGCAGAAGAAATTCGTGCTTTAGATGCGTATGCACCAGGAAGTTTTAGTCGTTTTGCCCAGTTGTCCTCAATTCAAGATGAGACAGTTATTCCAGACAACCTTACTATGGCAAAAAGACTTTTAGATGATACCAATACACTGATTGAATTACTTACCAAAACATTTGATATGGCTGAAGAATACCGAAAAATTGGACTTAGCGACTTTCTTGCAGGCAGAGTTGATGCAATGAACAAACATGCATGGATGCTAAGGGCTTCAGTTAAGACTATTACTTGACATTTTAGCAGTAACCTGCTATAATAACCGTTGATGATTCGGATAATCATCTTTTTATTATTAACTTTGAATGGAGCAATACTATGGCTTTCGTTAAATCTAGCAAGACTCAGAATGAACTTTTGATTTCTTACCTTCGTGGTACCAACCGTGGACTAAGCGCCCCTCAAGCTAAGGCGTTGTTCGGTGTTCAGAACCTTCGTGCAAGAATCAGCGATCTTCGTGAAATGGGGTTCCGTGTTCGCAAGAACATTAACACCGAGGGCAACACCACATATTTCGTTTCTCGCCGTAAAATTTGGCAGGTCTAATTAAAAAAGTCATTGTCGCCTTATAAATAAAAGTAGACTCTCGGGATGGGAGCTTGGCAGGGGGTGCGACCTACGCCATAAGTAAAACGCACATTTACTGCTACGCCTTCGGGGTGGCAAATTTAAATTTACTCGCTTAAATAAGGAGAAAACTATGCAACTAGGTAATATTTCTTTTGGTCCTCAATTCAAAGATTTCGACAAATTTTTTGTTGGATTCGACGACACATATAATCGTCTTGCAAAAATGCATGATGATTTGACAAGAGGCATTCCAAACTATCCCCCATACAACATCCGTAAGACAGGTGAAAATACCTATGTAATTGAAATTGCTGTAGCTGGTTTTGCAAAGCAAGATATTGAAATTACTATTGATGATAACAAACTTACTGTTGTTGGAAACTCTACAGATGATGGCGACAACTTTTTGTTCAAAGGTATTGCCAATCGAGCATTCACTCGCACTTTCGCATTGGATGACAAGATTGAAATTCAAGATGCTGCACTCATCAATGGTATGTTGAAGATTGCACTTGAGCGCATTATTCCTGAACACAAAAAACCAAAAAAAATCGAGGTAAAGGATACCGTGTCAACTAAAACCTCTAAGAAAGAATTTCTAGCGGAGGCAAAAAGTGAAAATCTTCCTACACTTTAAAAACACGTTGAATGGTATTCTCGATGGCATTTTGATGTTGAAAGAATACCGTAAAACCGGTAAACTGTAAACCAAGGGGCGAATTTCGCCCCTTTTTAATTCATAGGTATATTATGGCAAACATTAAATACATTCGACTTATTTCCGGTGAAGAACTTGTTTCAGAAATTCTTTCACAACCAGGAATGTCGCACCATGAACTAAAGAACCCTTGCATGATTGGTTTGGCAATGACACCAACTGGTCAGCCAACATTGAACATGCAACCGTATCTTATGTTCTCTTCAGATAAAGTTATCAAAATTAAAGATGAACACGTTTTGTTCATGACCGAAGTTGACATTAAGTTGCTAAACAAGTATAATGAAATATTTGGATCAGGCATCGTAATCGCTCAACAAGGCATCATGATTAAATGAAATTTTACACACACTTCACTCGCCAAGGCAATTATGTTCTTGAGCGAGGCTATGACAATGGTAAGCGTTATAAGAACAAGGTTGAGTACAATCCAACCTTGTTTGTTCCTGCTCAAAAGAAAACCGAATACAGAACACTCGATGGAAGATATGTTTCACCGTTGCAGATGGGTAGTATGCGTGAAGCAAGCGACTTCATGAAGCAGTATGAGGATGTTCAGAGTTTTAATGTTTTCGGTTCTACAAACTATCCTTATGTCTATATCAACGAACAATTTCCGAATGAAGTTGTTTATGATACTGCACTGCTTCGCATTTTAAACATTGACATTGAGGTGGGTTCAGAAAATGGATTTCCTGAACCTTCTCAAGCAAGCGAACCAATCACTGCCATCACAATCAAGACTGGTGGGCACAACTATGTAATTGGGTGCGGTGACTATAATAACACCAGAACAGATGTTACATATACGCAATGTAATGATGAATCTCAGTTGATTACAAAATTCCTAGAAATGTGGGAACTGTTTGATGCTGACATTGTGACTGGCTGGAACATTCAATTCTTTGATATTCCATACATCTACAATCGCATTCTTCGCCTCATGGGTGAAAACACAGCAAAGCGTTTGTCTCCGTGGAGATTGATTGGTGAGCGAACAACTACAATTCATAACAAACAACAAGTTGCATTTGATCTTGTTGGCATTGCGATTTTAGACTATCTAGAACTGTATAAGAAGTTTACATACTCTCAGCAAGAATCTTTTCGCTTGGATCATATTGCATACATTGAACTTGGTGAAAAGAAACTTGACTACTCCGAGTTTGAAAACCTGCACCAGTTGTACAAGCTAGATTATCAAAAGTTTATTGACTATAACATCAAAGACGTTCACCTTGTCGATAGACTAGATGACAAGATGAAGTTTATTGACATGGTGCTGGCGCTGGCTTACGATGCCAAAGTGAATTTAACTGATGTGTTCACCCAAGTACGCATGTGGGATACTCTAACACACAATGATCTAATCAAGAAGAATATTGTTGTTCCTCAGAAAAAAGTATCTCAAAAAGATGAGAAGTATGAGGGTGCATATGTGAAAGACCCTATTGTTGGTAAGCATGATTGGGTAGTTTCGTTTGACTTGAACAGTCTATACCCACACCTTATTATGCAGTACAATGTTTCACCTGAAACAATTGTTGACGGAAAACATTATTCTACAACCATTGATAATTTGCTGAACAGCGAATATGAGCCTGATAGCGAATATTGCATGGCGGCTAATGGTCATTTCTTTCGTAAAGATATTCAAGGTTTTCTTCCTGCAATGATGGAGCGTATGTATGAAGATCGTACCATCTACAAAAAGAAAATGATTGAGGCTCAAAAAAATTATGAGTCCACATCCGACAAAAAAGAAAAAGAGGAATATGTAAAACAAATATCACGATATAAGAATCTTCAGTTAGCTAAAAAAGTTCAATTGAATTCTGCTTATGGTGCGCTAGGTAATGAATACTTCCGATTCTTTGATCTTCGCCAAGCAGAAGCAATTACTCTTTCTGGCCAGCTATCGATTCGATGGATTGAAAACAAACTGAATGGATACATGAATAAACTTCTAAACACTGAAGAAGTTGATTATGTGGTAGCATCAGATACAGATTCGATTTATCTCAATCTTGGTCCATTGGTAGAAAAAGTTTATGGTGAAAAGACAAGATCAACCGCAACAGAAAAGATTGTTGATTTTGTTGATCGTGTGTGCCAGCAGAAACTGGAACCATTCATCGATAAGTCTTATCAAGAACTTGCAGATTATATGAATGCTTATGATCAGAAGATGTTCATGAAGCGTGAAGTTATTGCAAACAAAGGCATCTGGACTGCAAAGAAGCGATATATTCTTAATGTGTATGATTCCGAAGGTGTGCGATTTGCAGAACCAAAACTCAAGATGATGGGTATCGAGGCAGTTAAATCTTCTACCCCAATGTCTTGCCGTGAGAAGATTAAAGAAGCATTGAAGATTGTCATGAATGGAAATGAATCCCAGCTACAAGAATTCATTGCCGATTTTCGTGAACAATTTTTTAAACTAGACTTTGTAGATGTTGCATTTCCTAGAGGGGTTTCTGATCTGTCTAAATATAACGATTCGGTCAGTTTGTACAAGAAAGCCACACCAATTCATGTTCGTGGTGCCATCATGTACAATCATTTGTTGAAGAACAAGAAACTGACTAAAAAGTATCAACCAATTAAAGATGGCGATAAAGTAAAATTCTGCTATATGAAAGTGCCAAATCCTATGCAAGAAAATGTATTCTCATGCATGGCAGTACTACCGAAAGAATTTGAACTTGATAAGTACATCGATTACGATATGCAATTTGAGAAAGCATATCTAGAACCTCTACGATTCATTGTAGACAAGATTGGTTGGAGTGTAGAAAAGAAATCAACTTTGGAGAGTTTCTTCGTATGAGTACAATACCACAAGAATATTTAATGATTCGTGCGCAAGAGGACTTTGGTTTTAGTGCGGTCGATGAATTGGAAGTAAAGCAGGTGGTAGATGAAACCACCTTAGAAACAAAAGTCATCAAAGATACTGTTTCAGCATCAAGTGAAAGCATTACTAGACTTGAAGCAAAGATTGATGCTATGCTTGACATGTACAATCAAGAAAAATTTGGGCTAGATTCTAAGCGTGTGCAGTTAGAAGAAACTGTTAAGTTTAGATTAACCGAAGTAGAAAAACTTATCATGCCTTTGCTGGTGAATCTGATGAAAAACACAGACAAAGAATATATCTACTGGCCTAATCGTAAAGAGAAAATTCAAGAGCAGATAGATAAGATTCTAGCACTCACTAGAGGCGTGTAATGTTTTTTGTTGTCATACTTTTTCTAACCGCATTTGCACTATCAGCAATTGCCGCCTACTATTCTATTGTAGGCTTAATTGCTATTTTTGCGGCTGCGGCTATACCAGTTGCAATCATGGGTGCGTCACTTGAAGTTGCCAAGTTAGTAACTGTAAGTTGGCTCTATAGAAATTGGACAGATGCACCAAAAGCATTGAAGTACTATTTCACCACAGCAGTTATGGTGTTGATGTTAATTACTTCATTGGGTATCTTTGGATATCTTTCTAAAGCGCACATTGATCAAACTTCTGGAACAGTAGAGACTATAGCAAAAGTGGCAATATATGATGAGAAGATTAAGGTTGCGGAGGGGAATATTGAGACTTTCCGTCGCCAACTTAAACAGATGGATGAGGCAGTTGAACAAGTCTTGGCACGAAGCACAACAGAACAAGGTGCGGCACGATCCATGGCTATTCGTTCGAATCAATCTAGGGATAGGAATAATGTGGCCAAGGAAATTGAAGCCAACCAAAAACTTATTGCTTCTCTTCGTGAAGAATCATCGCCACTTCGAACAGAAGTACGGAAAGTGGAAGCAGAAGTAGGTCCATTAAAGTACATTGCAGAATTAATTTATGGTGAAGATGCAAAGAATCACTTGGATTCTGCTGTCAGATTTGTTATAATATTGTTGGTGTTAGTATTTGATCCTCTGGCAGTACTTATGGTCATCGCAGGCAACTATAACTTGAATAAGCTATTGGAGCCGAAAGACGAAAGTGATGAACCTAAAGTTATGGAGTCAAAAATTAATATGACTTCTCTTGATCCTGTTCCTATGAACAAAGATGAAATAATGAATGCAACAAGATTATATCATAGAGATCAAGATTCTATGTAAATAAAGTGAGGTAAATTATGGGTAATTTTTTTACAGATTTAGTTGAACAGTTGAAAGATGAAGATACAAAAATTTTGGCAGACGGTACAGCGTCTGCTGAGTATAGTGGGTGTATTGATACTGGTTCGTATGCTCTTAATGCTCTTTTATCTGGTAGTATTTTCGGCGGCGTACCTAATAATAAGGTAACCGCATTTGCAGGCGAATCTGCTACAGGTAAAACATTTTTTGTTCTAGGTGTTGTCAAACAGTTTCTAGATGATCATCCTGATGGTGGTGTGATCTATTTTGATACTGAAGCCGCAGTTACGAAATCAATGATGGATCAAAGAGGCATTGACACCAAACGTATTGTTATCTCAGAACCAGACACAATTCAAAAGTTTCGCCATACGGCATTGCAAATCATAGACAAGTACTCTGCTCAAGCTGAAGCAAAGCGTAAGCCAATGATGATGGTTCTCGATTCTATGGGGCAGTTGTCTTCTACTAAAGAAATGGAAGATACATCAGAAGGTAAAGAAACTAAAGACATGACAAAGAGTGCTACACTTAAAGCAACCTTTCGTGTTTTAAATCTTAAACTTGCAAAGATCAATGTTCCTCTTATCGTAACCAATCATGTTTATGATGTTGTTGGTGCATACATTCCCACAAAAGAAATGTCTGGTGGATCTGGTCTAAAATATACTGCATCTACAATCGTTTATTTGTCTAAGAAGAAAGACAAAGACGGCACTGAAGTTGTTGGCAACATTGTAAAAGCCAAACTCTACAAGAGTCGTTTGACTAAGGAAAATAAAAATGTGGAAGTCAGAATTACCTATGACAAAGGATTGGATCGATACTATGGATTACTTGAAATTGCAGAAAAATATAACATCATCAAGAAAGTCTCTACACGATACGAACTACCAGACGGAACAAAAGTTTTCGGAAAATCAATCAATGAGGACCCAGAAAAATACTGGACCAAAGAACTCTTGGATTTGATTGATGATGCTTGCAAGAAAGAATTCTTGTATGGTCAAGAAAGTTTGAGAGGTACTGATGACAGTGAAGAGGAGTTGGTAGATGAATCCGCAGAATAAAATCTATGAGTTTATTGACAAAAGTGACTACTCAAAGCCAGATGATCTTGCAACAGTACGAGTTATTGATGGCGAATTTTCTGGCATCGAATTCACCTTTGGTACAATCAATGTCAATGAAGAAAATGATTCGGCAACAATTTCATTTGATTATACCGTTCACAATAATCCAAAAATAGAATCTTCTGAAGTAAAAGAAAAATTTGAAGTCTTGCTTGGAGAGATTTTAAATGATATACTATACAGTGCGCTGATTGAAGCGGAAAAAAGGTATTTGAATGAGCATAGAAAAGAAGATTCTGAAACATCTACTGAATGATGAGGACTACGCAAGAAAGATTCTACCATTCTTGAAG